GCGCGGGTCTCTGGCAACGCGCGGGTCTCTGGCAACGCGCGGGTCTCTGGCAACGCGCGGGTCTCTGGCAACGCGTGGGTCTATGGCGACGCGCTGGTCTATGGCAACGCGTGGGTCTCTGGCAACGCGGAGGTCTCTGGCAACGCGGAGGTCTCTGGCAACGCGGAGGTCTCTGGCAACGCGCTGGTCTATGGCGACGCGCGGGTCTCTGGCAACGGCCTTATTTTTTGGGCTTCTAAAGTTGGCACCGAAAACGGCACTCTGACCGTCTATAACGCCCAGGACAACACGCTATTGGTTACTCGCGGTTGCTTTATTGGTACTCCTGCCAAATTCTTGGCGGCATCCAGTAAGAAACACGACGAGCGCACGCAGTACGAATACAAGCTGTTGATTGAAGTTGCGACGTCGCGTATCGAAGCCTCACGTACTCAGGTCATGCAACCGGAAGAGGTGGAAGCATGAACCAACACGCCACTCTTTCCCCCAGCAGCGCATCCCGCTGGCTGTACTGCCCCGGCAGCGTAGCCCTGAATGCGCAGATCGGGGACACCGGCAGCAGTTTTGCCGACGAGGGCACCGCTGCGCATAGCGTCGCCGAAATGGCGCTAACCGCGGGCAACGATGCCGCTGCCTACATTGGCCGCATCATCGAAGCCGGTAGCAGCAAAGTCGAAGTAACCGACGACATGGCCAGCTTCGTGCAGCAGTACCTCGACTATGTGCGCAGCATCAAGGGCGAACTGCTTGTCGAGCAGCGCCTTTCGATCAGCCACCTGACCGGCGAGCCGGATAGCTTCGGCACGTCAGATGCGGTAATCCTGACCGACGAAGAGATTGTCATCGTCGATCTGAAGTATGGCCGTGGCGTCAAGGTCGAAGCAACCAAAAACGAGCAACTGGCGATCTATGCACTGGCCGCCTTGCGTGAGTTCGAGTTTTTGGGCGACTTCAAGCGCGTGCGCCTCGTCATTCACCAGCCGCGCCTCGGCCACGTCAGCGAGTACGACCTGCCGATCAACGCTGCCGTCGGCGAGAGCCTTAACAAGTTCTCCGTCGAAGTCGTCAAACGCGCCGCCGTCGCCCTGACCTTCATCAGCAAGACCCCGGCAGAAGTCACCGCCGAGGACATGCAACCAGGCGACAAAACCTGCCGCTGGTGCAATGCCAAGGCAACCTGCCCGGCACTTGCCAAGAAGGTGCAGGAAGACATTGGCGCGGAGTTCGAGCCTGTGGGCGATATCGCCGTCGTAACCGGCTTGGTTGGCGATCTGAAACCGGACCACATAGCCGCTGCTATGGCCGCCGTGGATCTGATCGAAGACTGGTGCAAGGCAGTACGCGCCGAGGTCGAGCGCCGCCTGTTCTCGGGTATCACGGTCGACGGTTACAAACTGGTCGAAGGCCGCCGTGGTTCGCGCCGCTGGGCTGACACGGCAGAGGTCGAAGCGACGATGAAGTCGATGCGCCTGAAGCTCGAAGAAATGTATGACTTCAGCCTCATCAGCCCGACCACGGCCGACAAGCTGCACAAGGCCGGCACCATTGGCCCCCGCCAGTGGCCACGCTTGCAGGAACTCATCACGCAAAGCGAAGGCAAGCCGTCCGTTGCCCCTGCCAGCGACAAGCGCCCTGCCCTCGTCATCCAGGCCACTGCCGACGAGTTCGCCAACGTAGCCGACGAAGTGGCTGACCTCGTATGACGCCGCACACCGCCGCCGTGTTGCCGCCCGACGCAGTTGCCGCACTGGTGAAGGCGGCCGCAACAAAGAACCCCGCTGCCGATCCTCTGCGTCGGCAAAAGGCAATCGAGCACACCACGCAGAACATCAAAGCGCAGTACCCCCAACTTTTTCGTATCTAAGGAGATTCCAAAATGAAAGTCAAACTTACCAATGTTCGCCTCGCTTTTCCTACCCTGTTCGAGGCAAAGACCGTCAACGGCGAAGGAAAGCCAGCATTCTCTGCTTCCTTCCTGCTCGACCCAGCCGACCCGCAAGTAAAGGCGCTAAACGCTGCCATCGAGCAAGTAGCCAAGGATAAATGGGGTGCGAAAGCGGATGCAATCCTCAAGCAGATGCGCGCTCAGGACAAGGTTGCCCTGCACGACGGCGACCTCAAATCTAACTATGACGGCTTCCCCGGCAACCTGTACGTCAGTGCCCGCAGCGCGACTCGCCCGCTGGTTATCGACAAGGATAAATCGCCACTGACCGAACAGGACGGCAAACCTTACGCCGGTTGCTTCGTCAATGCCAGCGTCGAACTGTGGCCGCAGGACAACAACTACGGCAAGCGAGTCAATGCCTCGCTGCGCGGTGTTCAGTTCTACCGCGATGGCGACGCCTTTGCCGGTGGCGGTGCAGCCAGCGAGGACGAGTTCGACGACATCGCCGAAGGCGCTACTGCTGACGATCTGGTGTAACAGCCAAGCACCTCGCCCCCGGGCGAGGGCTTTTTGCAGTGTCCGGCCCTTCCAACTTTCCGCAAGAAAGGAGGGAGACAGGCCCGGGAAAAGCCCAGCCGGGCACTGCAAAAAGTAACCAAGGAGATTCAAGTGGAAGTGTGGAAAGACCTGCCGGGTCAAGAAGGCCGCTACCAAGTTAGTAACACGGGCAGCGTGCGCTCGTTGCCGCATCACGTTCGGCTCGTTGCCAAAGGCAAGGAAACGACGAGGCTATCCCCCGGCCGTGTTCTAAAGCCAGGGACTCAGCAGTCCGGCCATTTGTCTGTTGCTATCGGCAAGGGGAACTCTCGTGTCGTTCACCAACTGGTGCTTGAGGCATTTGTCGGCCCTTGCCCCGATGGCTGCGAGGTGCTGCACTTAAACCACAACCCCGCCGATAACCGCCTTGAAAATCTGCGCTATGGCACCCGCAGCGAAAACATGAAGATGGATTACGCCGCAGGTACTCGTAAGCCGCACCGCAATTTCAATCGTTGGGGGCATCGGTATGAATAGCACCCTTTGGATTGATCTGGAAACCTACTGCGAAGTGCCGATCAACAACGGCACCCACGCTTACGCGGCCGCCGCAGAAATAACGATCTTCGCTTATGCCCTTGGCGACGGCCCGGTCAGCGTATGGGATTGCACCAAAGACAGCACGCCCCCCAGCGCCTTGATGAAAGCAGCGGCCGAGTGCAGCGCGGTATGTGCCCATAACTCAGCCTTCGACCGCACCGTCCTGCGTCACGCCATGCCCTTCGTGTCGAACGCCTTGTCAGTCGATCACCAGCCTGAACGCTGGCGTGACACGATGGTCAAGGCGCTGGCCCATTCCCTGCCCGGCGCGTTGGGTGATCTGTGCGACATCCTGCGCATCCCGACCGACAAGGCGAAGGATAAGGAAGGCCGCCAGTTAGTAATGCTTTTCTGCAAACCACGCCCAGCCACAAGCAAGATACGCCGCGCCACCAGCAAGACGCACCCGGCCGAGTGGGCCAAGTTCGTCGAGTACGCCCGCCTTGACGTGGAGGCCATGCGCGCCATCGACAAGAAGCTGCCGGCATGGAACTACCAGGCCACCGAGTTGGCCCTGTGGCACCTTGACCAGACAATCAACGACCGAGGCGTCAAGGTCGACGTGGATCTGGCTGACGCTGCCGTGCGTGCCGTCGAGCGTGCGCAGAAGATCCTCGCCGCCCGTTGCCATGATCTGACTGACGGCGCAGTGCAGGCCGCCACCCAGCGCGACGCCATGCTGCGCCATCTGGTTGCCGCCTATGGCGTCGAGTTGCCGGACATGCAGCAGAGCACGATCGAGCGGCGCATCAACGACCCCGAGCTACCGCTGGCCCTGCGCGAACTGTTGGCCATCCGCTTGCAAGCGAGCACGACCAGCACCAGCAAGTACAAGACCCTGGCCAAAGGGGTAAGCAGTGACGCCCGCCTGCGCGGCACCCTGCAATTCAACGGCGCCAGCCGCACCGGCCGCTGGGCGGGGCGCTTGTTCCAGCCGCAAAACCTGCCGCGCCCGGTACTCAAGCAAGACAAGATCGACCTCGGCATTGATGCGTTGAAATCAGACTGCGCCGACCTCATTTTCAGCAACGTCATGGAACTGACCAGCAGCGCAATTCGTGGCTGCATCATCGCCCCCCAAGGCAAGAAGCTGGTCATCGCTGACTTGTCCAATATCGAGGGCCGCGTACTCGCCTGGCTGGCTGGCGAAGAGTGGAAGCTGCAAGCCTTCCGCGACTTCGACGCCGGCAATGGGCACGACCTTTACAAGCTGGCCTACGCCAAATCATTCGGCATCAAGCCCGAGGCCGTGACCAAGGATAACCGGCAAGTCGGCAAGGTGCAGGAACTCGCCCTCGGCTACGAGGGGGGTGTCGGTGCCTTCCTGACTTTCGCCGCCGCCTATGCCATCGACCTCGAAGCAATGGGCGAGCAGGCCATTGGCGCGATACCGCAGAACATTCTCAACGAAGCCAATAGCGCGCTGGCATGGACCAAGCTGAACAAGCGCCCGACCTTCGGCCTGACTGACCGCGCGTGGCTGGTCTGTGATTCATTTAAACGCTCATGGCGCTACGCCCACCCGGCAATCAGCAGCCTGTGGAAAGAACTTGAGCAGGCTGCCGTGCTCGCCGTGCAGCGCCCGGGCGTTACCTACGAATGCCGCATGTTCAAGCTGCGCCGTGACGGTGCATGGCTGCGCATCCGCCTGCCGTCTGGTCGTTTCCTTTGCTACCCCAGCCCGCAAGTCGAAGACGGCAAGCTCAGTTACATGGGCGTCAATCAATACTCGCGCAAGTGGTCACGCCTCAAGACCTACGGCGGCAAACTGGCCGAGAACGCAACACAGGCCGCCAGTCGCGACGTGCTGGCCAGCAGCATGCCGCTGATCGAAGCGGCCGGTTATCAGATCGTGCTGACGGTGCATGACGAAATTATCAGCGAAGCCCCCGACGCCCCCGAGTTCAACAACAAACACCTGGCCGGACTGATGGCCACCAACCCCGAATGGGCTGACAACCTGCCGCTTGCTGCGGCCGGCTTTGAAGCCTACCGCTACCGGAAAGACTGACATGATTTTCTATCGCCTCTATCGGCTTTACCGCCGTCACGGACACACCCACATGAGCGCCCTGCGCGCTGCTTGGGACACCACACGGAGAGAAATCTAATGCGCGAATCAACCATCGAGGACTATCTGGTCGAGCGCGTCAAGTCGCTGGGCGGTGAAGTGCGCAAGGTGAAATGGATAGGCCGCCACGGTGCGCCCGACCGTCTGGTCATGCTGCGCCGAGAATCGGCTAGCGACCTTGATACCCTGCGCCGCATTGCCGAGAGGGGTTTGAAGGAGGCGCAAAGCCGGAACCCAGCTTACATCGATCTGTTTCAGCACATGCTGGACGAAATCAGCAGGATCAAGCCACCGCTTTGCGTTTGGGTGGAACTGAAAGCCCCCGGCGAGAAGGCCAAGCCGCACCAGCAACGCGAGCACGAACGCATGCGCCGCATGGGCCAGCGCGTCGAGGTGATCGACAGCATCGAAGGCGTCAACGAGGTGTTGCTGTAATGGCCGTCCTCGATCATCCAGTGCATGAGCGCACGAAGATAGACAGCGGCCACCGCTATGGCTGCTGGAATCTGCCCGGCGAATTGAACCACGCCATGAGCGACCGCTGCCGCTTCGACCTGAGCCTGACTGATCCAAGTTGCACCGGCTGCAAGCACCGTGGCATGGGCGAGAACTACGACACCATGATTCGAGGCAACGGGAAATGAAAACTTACCAAGGTTTCACACGGGAATACCTAGGTGAAATGTTTGAGTACGACACTCGCCTCGGCCTGCTGATTCGCAGAAAAACCACGGCGCCCAATGCCAAGGCAAACCACGCGGCTGCGACCCTCGATGGCAAGGGGTACTACCACGTTTCCATTGGCGGGAAATTACTCCGCGCGCATCGTATTATTTTCTTCTTGGTACACGGCGAGTTGCCCGACGAGATAGACCATATAGACGGCTGCAAAACAAATAACTTCATTGAAAATTTAAGGGGAGCAACCCGGCAACAAAATGCCGGTAATGCGCTATGTGCAAGCAATACGTCCGGCTTCAAAGGGGTTTCCCGAAATAGCCGCACGGGCCTGTGGCATGCACAGATCAAGATAGGTGGAAAGCAAACCTACCTAGGGCGATTTGCAAAAGCTGAAGATGCAGCAAGGCGCTACAACACTGCCGCCGCTGCCCACTTCGGCGAGTTCGCGAGGCTGAACAATGTCTAGCGTCTTTGTCCCGCGCGAATATCAGCACGCCATTATCGGCCAGATCCTCGACGCCCCACGAAGCGCCGTATGGGCGTCGATGGGGACTGGAAAAACGGTAAGCACGCTGACCGCGCTCGACATCCTCGAACTGACGGAACCCGGCCCGACGTTGGTACTGGCCCCGTTGCGCGTCGCACAATCCACTTGGCCGGACGAAGCCAAGAAGTGGGCACACTTGCGTAACGTGGAAGTGTCGGCCATCGTCGGCACGCTCGACGAGCGCAAGGCCGCGCTGCGCCGCCCGGCTTCTATCTACACGACGAACTACGAGCAAATCCCGTGGCTGGTTGAACACCTCGGCAGCAAGTGGCCATTCCGTAAAGTCGTCGCCGACGAGAGCACAAAACTAAAATCCTTCCGCCTGCGGCAGGGCAGCGTGCGCGCTCAGGCGCTGGCCAAGGTGGCGCACTGCAAGGTGGATCGATTCATCGAACTGACCGGCACCCCCAGCCCGAACGGACTGGCTGACCTATGGGGGCAAGCGTGGTTCCTTGACCAGGGCGTGCGCCTCGGGCGCAGCTTCGAGTCGTTCAAGGCGCGCTGGTTTCAGTCTATCCAAGTCGGCAACGACCGCCATGCCGTGCGCCTCGACCCGCTGCCTTACGCCCAGGTGCAGATCGAGGAACGACTGCGCGATCTGTGCTTGTCGCTTGATGCCCGTGATTACTTCGACATCGCCGAGCCGATCATCAACACCATCCGCGTGGAACTGCCGACCAAAGCGCGCCGCCTGTATCGCGACATGGAACGGGAAATGTTCCTCGCGCTGGATAGCGGCCACGAGGTCGAGGCATTCAACGCGGCCAGCAAGACAATGAAGTGTCTGCAACTGGCGAACGGTGCCATCTACACCGACGAGGCTGGTGCTTTTCAAGAGGTCCATGATGCCAAACTTCAAGCACTGGAAAGCATTATCGAAGAAGCTGGCGGCACGCCCGTACTGGTGGCCTATCACTTCAAGTCTGACCTCGTGCGGTTGCAGCGAGCATTCCCTAAAGGTCGGCCGCTGGACGCTAATCCTGCGACGATCCGCGACTGGAACGCCGGCCGCATCCCTGTGCTTTTCGCTCACCCTGCATCCGCAGGACACGGCCTTAACCTGCAAGACGGCGGCAACATCCTCGCCTTCTTCGGCCATAACTGGAACCTCGAAGAGTTCCAACAAATCATTGAGCGCATAGGCCCGACGCGCCAAGCGCAGGCCGGCCACGACCGCCCCGTATTCATCCACCACATTGTCGCTGCCGACACCGTTGACGAGTTGGTTATGGCTCGCCGCGAGTCAAAGCGCGAAGTGCAAGATTTATTACTTGAAGCCATGAAGAGGACAAAGCAATGCGCACTTACCTGATTTTCCCGATGATCCTGCCGCGCCTGATCCACATCCATTTTAAGCGGATGGCGCTGCCCTTTGCCTTCGGCGCCGCCGTGGTCGAGTGTTACGCCAAGACCTTGCGCGAAGTATTGGACGCCAGCAAGTGACCTGTTACGCACCGCACGCATCGGCAATTCTGCCAATCAATCCCCCGTCTGCTGGGGCTTTCATCGGCCCTAGTTTCGCGTGCGGTGGTTTTTATTCTGAGGAAAAGTGAATGTCCTACCCTATCAAATCTCGTTCTGTGGAACTTGACCCAACAGGCCGCGCGCCGACCGACCCCGGTGCCAAACTCGACGCCGGCAAAGTGCGGCCGGATCTGGTGCTTGATGGTTTCAGCTTGGCCCTGCTGGAAGTGGCAAAGGTGGCCACCTACGGCGCGACGAAGTATTCCGAAAACGGATGGCAGGAGGTGCCCGACGGGGTGAAGCGTTACCGCGCAGCCGGTGACCGTCACCGTCTTTACCGCACGGCCCAGCCGCTCGATCCCGACACACACCTAGCACACCTCGCGCATGAGGCATGGAACCGCCTGGCCGAACTTGAACTCGCGTTGCGAGGCGATCATGTTTCTTGATGACGAAGAACTCTACATCCTGACCGGATACCGTTGGCACAGCAAGCAGGTTGCAGAACTGCGTCGCCAAGGCGTACCCTTCAGAGTCAACGCCGCAGGTCGTCCGGCCGTCGCCCGGTCTGCCATTGAAGGCGGCAAACAACCGACGCAACCGAAAACATGGGAGCCATCATGGGCCGCAAACCTTCGGTAAATTTCAACCTTCCGCCACGGATGCGCGCAAAGCGCCGCCGTCCAGGCGGCCCTGTAAATTACTATTTCGACACAGGGAGAAAGCCGCGCAAGGACATCCCCCTCGGCTCTGACTACGTGCTCGCCATCAAGAAGTGGGCAGAGTTGAGCGACGCCCCTAACCCGGTACTGCCGACAGTCGGCTATGCGATTGCGCAGTACCTGGCCAGCCCGACCTATCACGAACTGGCGAGCGGCACGCAAGACGATTACAAATTTGCCATCGACAAACTGATCCCTGCATTTGGCGACGCGCCGCTCGACCAGATCACGCCCGCCCACTTGAACAAGTACCTGATGAAGCGTGGCGCAGAATCGAAACACCGCGCCCAGCGCGAAGTGTCCATCCTCGGCATGATCTTCCGCTTCGCGCGGGGTATCGGCCTGACAAAGAACGACCCGAAGGAAGCGGTGACGCTGAAGAAGCTGCCCGGCCGCAAGGCGATCTATATCAGCGACGACATGCTCGACGCTGTATATACAAAGGCAGCAATCGACCTGAAGGACGCGATGGATCTGGCTTACTACATCGGCCAGCGCCCCGCCGACGTTATCACCATGCGCAAGGTCAATGCCAAAGACGGTTATCTCGAATACCGGCAGGGCAAGACCGGCACCCCGCAGCGCATTGCGCTCATTGGCCCCCTGGCTGAATTGCTCGAACGCATCGAGCAGCGCAAGTCCGGCCACGCTATTGCTTCGATTTACCTGCTGGTGGATGAAGACGGGCAACGCATGACTAAGCACAAGCTGCGCAGCCGGTTCGAGAAAGCCCGTGCGGATGCCGGTATCGCCGGTAAGGATTTCCAATTCCGTGACCTGCGCCGGAAGTCGGGCACTGACTTGCGGGACCAAGCCGGACTGGATGCTGCGCAGGATTTACTCGGCCATGCCAGCCAGTCAATGACTGAGCATTACACCGCTGCGCGCGGCAAGAAAATCCATAAGATACCGCTCCGCAAACAGTCGTAAACCCTTGCTACGAGAGGCATCATTTTTCATATTTTGCGAAGCGGAAAACCGTGATGATCGTTGGTACGACTAGGTTTCCCGTTGTATTCAGGTACTAGCGGGTAACTCCGTGGGGGTTCGAGTCCCTTCCTGGGCACCAAGCAACTGGCGTAAGTAGATACTAACATGCGCTCCGCAAATCGGTATCTGCTCCGCAAAATGATAAACCGCCCTCGGGCGGTTTTGTCATTTTGTAGCGCCCTTTACCTTGTCAAAACTGCGCATTGCCCCTAGTCCGAGGATGCCGAAAAGCGCCTGCATGGTTAGCGTCGTGTCGATCACCGGGAAGGTGCCGGCATAGTCAAACCAGACGGCTGAACCGAAGCGCAGCAATGGCTCGAAGATGGTGGCGTAACCGAACGCAAGGCCGCACACCCAGCCAATGAACGGGCGCCAGCCAGCAACGAACAAGCTGCCACTGGCTGCCTCGACCTTGTTTATTTCAGTCTGCGACTCAAGGCGCTTTGTCTCGGCGTTGTACTCGTCGATATCCAACTGGCGAGTTTCCTTTTCCGTGGTTATAAGGTCGCTGGCCAGGTTGCCCACAGTCGTGATGATGTCGCCGATGATAGGGGTCATGCTGCATCTTTCAGGGTGCGGTTGATCCAACCGAGCAGAAACTTGCCTTGTGTCCGGTCGCGCGTCACGATGTCGCGATACCGCGTAATCTTCGCCATCGCGTAAGCAGCACGAAAATAACTGGCATCGGTAGAGTTCAAGGCCATCAATGTTTTTTCGCCGATCTTCCCGTCAGGCGTCGCACCGACCACAATCTGCGCCAGCTTGACGGCGGTGCCCACGCCAGCATTGACCGCGAAGCTGAACAGGCTATCGGCAATATCCTGCCGCATGATGGAGTCACCGCGTACTGGCTCCCAAAAGTTTTCACGATAGAAGCCACGTACCAGATCAGACGGCGGGATTTCGCCACGATCAACGAACTGCCAACCTTGCCAGGCTGGATTCATCTTGCGCGCGATGCCGGCGTAAGTCTGCCCGCCCCGGTCGTTGGCGATGTTGGTCAGCTTGTAGCCACCTTCGGCCACGATCATCTTCTCGAATGCTGGCAGGAAGTCGCTCATTTCCCGTTTTCTCCAAATTGTTCCAGCCGACGCTCGACCGCGCGCTCGATGGCGAACAGCAAGCGCGTGGCCATGTGGCCACTGATGCCGGCAGCGGCCGCGCACAATCCGGCCGGCTGGCCCCACGACGACAGCGCCATGAACATGGCCAGCCCGACAAAGCCGCTGGTGAATACTTCGCCCAGCAGTTCGGCGATATTGAACACCTTGGTATGCCCGGCTTTTATGCGCGCGAACCAATTCACTACGCCGCCCCCAAAGGGCATTAGCAAGGCAAGCATCCAAGTAAATAGGGTCCAGTTCGCGGGGTCTTTGTCAGGCATGTTTTTTTACCCTTCATAGCCAGGGTAAGGTTGGCCAAGGCGTAGAATGGCCTCAAGCGTTGATTCACTTATTTGGATAATCATATTATTTAAAAACGGTTATATTGAAAATCAGGGACGCAGGGTCTGCCGTAACGCCAGCAAGATTGATACACCTGATTGATACCGTATCGATTGCGGTTACGCCCCCCACAAACAGAAAGTACGCGCCACCAGTACTTACTATGTTGGTTCCTCCATTGATGTTAACCAATACAGAATCCCCAACTTTCGCACCTGTAACTGTCGTGGTTAATGTGGCTACGCTACCAACGGCAGTAGATGGAAAATCCAAAGTTGCTTGCGCGTATATCCTGTCGTTTACTTCCCAGCTTAATGTCGGGCCCGGCCATGCGCTAGAATTTCCAGAAGTAACTAACCCGTTTGTAAATGCCGCAGAGTTTGCTAAATCGGCAACACTGGCCGTATTGCTACAGCCACAGATAACACCTTGGTTTATTGTTCCACCGAGACTTACACATAGATTTTCTGTTGCGGTGAAAACAGTATTTGCTAAGTTCAGAGTTCGACCTGTATTAAATAGGACTCCGCCACTTGTTCCATCGCCACAATTGGATATTTGCGAGCCAGTTATGTGCAGATCAGTTGTTGCCGTTGCGCCAGTTACTTGAACGGCCCACTTACTCATGTTTATGATCGTTGCACCGGAAATTGCAAGAATTTGAACTTGTGGTTTTGTGCTTAAAACACCAATCCCGCGACCATTCCCAATGATGCAACCGGAGCCAACGGTGAACAAATAAACGAAAGAGTTTGTAAAAGTGTCATCAGGGATATAAATTCCGTTCTCTGTGCCACTAAGTCCAACGCAATCAAAATACACATTAGCAAACTGCACCCCTGACACATAGCTATTATCTCGTTCAGCTTTTACCGCAACCAGTGAGTAGTCGCCATACCCCAAATAACCATTTGTGAAATTAATACCATCGGCGTTGCGAATGTAGATACAGGTTTCTCTGAGTTTGGTTGCTGACAAAAAGAAATCTTCTACATTGACCGTAAAGCATGGTTGATATTGGCCTGAACCATAAGGTGCTTGCCTAAAGTATAAGAGGGCGGTATCTGCTGTCGATGTTAGGCCACTAGAAACAAAAATCCTAAACGCCTTTAGTGATCCAAATTGACCCCCCATTACTGTAATTCCCTCGGGGGCGTTATATACGATAACCTTCTCAAGTGAGTACGAATTGCACTGAACGAACCGAACAGCCGCACCAGTTGTTGAAGATACAGCAACATTAGAGTGATCGATAATCAGCCCTGAAATTCTGGAGTTATTCAGAAACGCCGAGGTGGCACCGGCAGTTGTTGGTGTGAATTTAATTGTGTCAATATTTGGCGTGTATTGCTTAATGTACGATCTACCTGTCGCATCACCAAACAGCGTTGTATTGTCAGAAGTGATGTTAATTGTTGCCGTTACCTTATAAGAGCCATAAGGGAAATATATGGCTTTTGCGGGGTTTGATGTAATTGCCGTTTGAATGGCCGCAGTGTCATCGGTGTAGCCGTCACCAATGGCCCCGTAATCTTTAACGCTTACCGATTCACGCAATTTTGCTTGAACAGTAGTTGCAACAGTACCAGTGCCCACTTGGATAAATTCCATCAGTGCTGCTGAAGTGCGGTCCACATTTTCTATTTCGTCGCCAGTTGCGTTCCAACCGAGCAATTTCAGCGGAAAGGGGGCCGGCAACTCGGGGGATACCCCGGACACCGAAACGGGAATCCTGAGACTACGGCCCAACTTTTCCGCCAGTTGCTGGATCTGGATCGTCGCGCGGTCCAGTGCGTCGTTGATAACCTTCGGGTAAAACCCGCCTTGATTCGTCAGCGTCACGGGTTGCAGGTTGGCCACCGCGCTGGTCAGCGTCAGCTTTTCCCCTGTGGCCAGTGCTGCCGGCAGCGTGACCGTGCCGCCCGGGTTGCTATCCTGATTCGCGGAAATCTCGACCGTGTATTCCGCCCCCAGAGTGAGCACTGTTTCGACGCCCGTCAGCGCCGTGAAAACGACCAGCACGTCGGCCGTCGTGAATACCTTGAACGAGAAGGGAAATGCTACTGCTACGCCGTTCCCGCTATAAGGCCCGGCTTTGCGCGTCGCGCTGGAAATGGACATGGCTTGCACCCCTGAGTGATAGCCGCAAGGCTATCGCTCAAGGGAATTGATACGCGCACCCTCTAACGCTTCTCTTGGAAGCCGAACGCCACCGCTGCCGGGTTGTTCGTCTTGCCTTCTGCCAGTGCTTTCGTCCCGGTTATCGTGCGGTTAATCTGCGCGCTGGGCAGGCCGAACAAACCGCCGATGGTATTGATTGCCGCCTTGCGGAAAGCGTCATCAAATTCCCCTTGATGCACTTGCGTGGCCAGGGTGCCCACGTCCGAGATTACGCGCACGCCAGCAGGGCCGGAATACGAGCGCCCCATATCGTTGGCACCTGATACCAGCTTGGCCGCTTCGCCGAACTCGCGCACCACAACCATCAAGCCCATGAGGTAGTCGATCTGATTGGCTGCCAGTTTCTTGGCAATCTTTTCAGGATCGTCATCGCCTGAGTCGCCCGGCGTGATGGCGGCCTTCAGGAAGTAACCGAGCACGGCAGGCACCACATAAAGCAGCGCGTAATCCGCTGCCAGTTTTGCCTTCTTAGCCGGGGTATCTGCGGCCATCGTCTGACCGACACCGAGATTCAGGGCCGTATTCATAAACGAATAGAACACGGTGAACAGTTTTTGCGTCGGGCCGCCGCGCTCGATGGCCGACAGGTCTTTAGTCTGCCCGCCCCCCTGCGCATCAATCACCGCTTGGTCGGCCAGGTTGATGGCCAGATCCTCGTCGTTGCCTTCGGCGATGGCTTTCTCATAAGCCCCGTGCCAAGTCGGCACGTCGACCATTTGCTGGCAGCGCATCATCAGGAAATAAGCATAGCGCCCGATGATCTGCTTGAAGACCGTTTCGTCCTGCACTTGGTTACGCAATTCATTCAGTTCGCGGAAGCGGGTGCGCGCCCGGTTTTCCATGAAGGAGGACATGGCCACGGCCTCACGGGTTGCGCCTAGCGGGCTGGCCAGGTACTTGACAAGGCCGCGCCCGATGTACGGCGCACCGACGCGCACGATGGATTGCGTAATGCCCAGCGGCTGGATAAGCGCCGACATCACGTTAAACCCAAGGCCGGCAGCACTGACGCCCTGACGCAGGCGAGCCACTGCAAGATCGACGGCCGCGTCGGCACCCTTCTCGCCCTCGGCCACGTCCTGCACCCAGGTCTTGAATTGCTGCTTGGTTTCCGGGCCGTAGTGGTCGCGGATGGCGTTGTCTATCGTTCCCGAACGCAGCAGGCGATTAGCATCAATCAGCCACTCATGCCATGCCAGATCGTGGATCACGTCATTGACACCCGAGTACATGCCAGACAAGGTGTAAAGCAAGGGGCGGCCATTGACTTCCTCGACGCGCGACTTGGTGAAGCTGCGCCGCGTCGTGGCCGTGGTGTAAGCGCCTTGCAGTTGGCGCTTGGCCGCTTCGGCGTCGTTATGTTCTTCTGCGCGCTGGCTGGCGGCCGGGTCGTACTTGACCGGGTAATAACCGCCGCGCATCTGGATACTCTGCCCGTCCGCCGTGGTCACGACAAAGGGCGTCGCTGCCACCCACTCCGGTTCCTTGCCGTAAACGCGCCGCTCTTTGGCTGCGATCTGCGGCCGGTACGACTCGAAGTGGTCCCAAACCGCTTGCACCGCCGCCCACTCCTGCGCCGTCAGGGATTGCAGGACGGGGGCGATCTGCGCCACGTTCCAGCCTTCGCCGCCGAGCAGGCGCTGCAAGTTGCCAGCATTGCCGACGTTGAGCGCCAGGGCGATGCGCGACTCACGGTTCAGGCTGCGATTGATACTCGCGAAGAATTGCCCCTTGCCGCCCATTCTGCCCAGCTTGAACACGGGGGCGAGGATCTGCGACAGCTTGCCGGTTGCCTCGGCGCGCATGGTCGTTTCTTGGTCGCCGCGCTCGTTGGCACTGCGCACAAAGTATTCCCACATCGGCCCGCCATCGATGCCGCCATCCATCACGCGCGCCCACGTGGCTGCCTTGATATGGCTGGCCCAAAAGCGTTTCAGCCCTTGCACCGCGCGGCCCATGTTCGTGGTCGGGGTACGGGTATCGGCTTCGCGCCCCTGCGCATGCAGGTGAATGCTGCCGGCGATTTCATCACGCACGGCTTCATAGGCGCGCTGGTCGCGGGCAGTCAGCAGCTTGTGCTTGAGTCGGCCCAGGTGCTCGATCTGCTTGATCGTGTCGATCAGGCCGCGCATTTCCTCGACTGTAAGTTCCTTGTAAGACTTGCGGAAGGCTTCATTAACCAGCGTGGGCGGTACGTCCGGCTCAAGGCCAGCGTCACGCTGGGCAGTCAGCCACTCGGCCAGCGCCTTGCGCTTGTCGATGGCCTTGCCGCTGACGCCCTTGCGCAGGTCGAAGCGTTCGAGCAGCGCGTCAATCTGGTCGGTGTAGTCGGCATCCAGCCCCTTGCGCTTGCCGGCACTATCAAAGGATTTCAGGTAGCGCAGGCCGCGCTCGACTTCATCCTGCGCATCGTAGGCGGCCCGGGTAGCGTAGTTATTGATTAGCTGGTTGCGCTTTTCCGCCGCTGCCGTGGCGAGGTCGCCGGCCTTGCTGGCTTTCTCGGATGCCTTGCCGGCGCGCACTTCGGCGCTGGCGTACTGGCTGGGCTTGATGTTGCGCACCTTGATACGGGCAATCATCGCCGCTGCGTAGGTTTTGGCAGCGCTGGCCAGCGTCTTGGGTCGGCCGGTAGCCTTGTCCAGAGCGTTCAATTCCGTGGCCAGCATACGGGCGCGCACGTCGTTGTGGATGGCCTTGTCGGCCGCGCGTTCGATAGCCTGCTGGCTCGACAGGTCGCCAAAGCGTTCGAGCATGCGCACGTCCGTCAGCGCCTCGATTTCAACCTTCGGGGTTTCCGCCGCTGCCAGTTTGCGCACCAGTTCGTCGCCCGAGGTGAAGCCTAACATTTCCGCCACCAGATCAGGGTGCAGGCTGTCCTTCTTGACCATGCGCAGCTTGTCCAGATGCGCGATGATTTCCGGGGGCAAGCCGATTTCCGAAAGGCTGGCGCGATCCAGTCGCCCGGCAGATAGGCCCAACGGGTTGGGTATCTGGTCGCCAGCGCGGCCGGGATCTTGCTGGCCGGCGTAATCGTAGGCCGTCGAGTGTTGGAGGTCGCCCCCGAGTTCGGCCTTGAACTTTTCCTCAAGGTCGCGAATATCCCATTTTCCGTGCTCGTCCTTTTCCAGATAGCCGTACTGGCTCAGGGCTTCGGCCATGCCGTCGATAGACAGGCCGCCCTCACGACGCCATAGCGGTTTGCCGAATACGCCGCTGGTCGGCTTGTCGGCCGGATCAACACCCCAAGAGGTAACGACATCATCCTTTTTGATACCGCCCAGCTTGGCGATGGCCACGAACAAAGAATCAAGCGTTTCGTCGAGGACGTTGGGGTCTGACTTGGCCCGGGCAATCGGCTCGATCTTGTCGTCTTCCGTGATCTTGCCCGTCAGGAATTGCCAAGCGCGATAGATAGGCTGGGCCATTACCTCGCTGCGCACTTCCATCTGCACCTCGGCACGCTTGGCGGCCGACTCCTTTTGCAGTTGCTTGATGATGCGGCCGCGTGCGTTATGTATCCACTGCATGTCGCGCAGGCCGCGCGCTTGCAGTTCCTCGATGGCTTCATTTGTGGCGTCGACGCCGAGCGCCTGATAATCGGCGAACTCGGCCGGCGTCATGCCGATCTGTTCGGGGGCGGTGAATAGCGGCATCATCGACCTGCCCTGTTCGGCCAGGGTGATCTGCTCGCTGGTGGCTAGCATGCGGTCGAACACGCCGCGCACCTCGTCGGTCAGTTCGACATTCAGCGCCTTCATGTCCTTATAGACGTTGAGCAACCAGGCGCGGAAGCGCTGGAATACGCCCTGCATTTCGATACTTGGCGCGGTGCCCTCGAACAGGTACGCCTCGAAGCCCCGGGCAAAAGTCTCGTGATAGCTACGCTTTTCCTCGAAGTCAAGGTTATTCCACTCGTTCAGATCCTTGAGGCCGAACCATTCGAGCGTCGCCTGCATGTCCTTGAGCACTTGCTGCTCGCCCGGCTTGAGCGTATCAAGGCCGTGAATGTTGGCATCTTGCTGCAACTGGCCGGCGAGGTCGGCCTGCACCTCAAGGAAGAAGTGGCCGGACTCATGCAGGAAGGTCGAGAGGTCGGCATTTTTCAGCAGGGTAAGCTGAAGCGTGGCCGGGTTGAAACTGCCGCGCGCGCCTTGCTTATTCTGGAATAGCAGATTTTCAAACTCTTGAATCTTTGCTGCGCGGTCTGCCTCGTCGCCATTTTTATAGAACTTGATGTCAGTAACGCCGCGCTCTTGGAGTGCCTGCAATGCTTTCGGGTTAGCGCCCTCTGGAACGACGGCGCCAGCAAACTCGGCAATATCTACGTCACGTAGAATCTTCGCCTCGAAGTATTCCGTCGGCAGATTACGCAGCCGGGTCAAGAACTCGGCGGCCTTCTGCTTGGTTTCCTGCGACAGTTCAATTTCGCTGTCATAGATTTTAACTGCTTTGTCGAAACCCATTTTCGGCGCATCTTCCAGTGCGCCGATGGTCTGGTCAAGCGACAGCCCCATTTCATTCGATAAGGCGATTAAATCGTCGTCGATTTCTTCCTTGACCTTCTTGAATGCCTCCTTGTCCATAAGGCGATCCTTCGCCTTGCGGATCTGCTCAATGCTCTTGAACTGCGGGGTAAATTTGGCACGTAGCGAACCCACGCCATAGTTGAAATTCTCGCCGCCGCGTAGTTCCTTCTTCAGAATCTTGACCACGTTTTCAAGCGTGTGCGCCTGATACTTCCGGTTCCCGCTGTACGTGTATCCCTGAAAAATCTTTTCTTCAGGGTTGAGGGATTGCAGCACGTCCTTGGCGTAGCTGCTGAAATCATCCAGCAGGCCGGCGTTATCCATCTGCACGCGCATGGCCGCCTCAGTGCGGTTGCGGTCAGGCTTGCCGTTTTCCCTGACCTGGCGCTGGTAGGCGTTAATATCGTTGGCGTATTGGCTGGTGATAAAGTCGACGCCGCGTGCCTTGCCGTTTTCTTTTTGCTGCGCAACTTCTGCGGCCGCTGCTTCACGGTCGCCATCGTAGGCTTTGACCAGGGTATCCTCGTGCGCTTTCCAAGCAGCATCTACGAAGGCGGGGTCTGCAATCAGTTCGTGCTTAAACCGCGTATCGTCCTTGAAGCCCTCCAAAGCAGGCGGGAGCGGCTTGATTTCGCCACGTACGACATTCGGTTCGGTACCCCGATCCTTGAGGAACTGCGCCATCACCGCCGCATTGTTTTCAATTTCGCGCACGCCTTCGTTGGCGATATTCTCGCGGTCGATGTAAGTGGCGCCGGTCAGTGTGCGAAGTTCGTCCAGTTTTTTGTTAAGGGCATCAAGCGGCTTGCGCTCTACAAAACTGTTCACGCGGGGATAGCGGGGGGAATAGATGTCTGCGCCGAAAACCTTGGCGGCAGCGTAGCCCTTGGGGTCGACCATATCCTTAGAGCCGATCAGACTAATGTCGCCGAAGCCGGTAAGGGGGTGCGCGGCCTTGGTGACTGCCAGCGAGGGCACGGGAATGCCGCCCATACGGTGCGCATGCAGCAAATTATCCGAGGTCAGATTGTGCTGCACGATCAAGTCGCGCACCTCTGACTGGTCGAACTGCTGCCCCGCAATCGACTCGGCACCGATGCGTAGCGGGTACTTGGCGAACATCGCCTCGGGCGTGGTGCCCATGCGCGCAGCTTGAACTGAATAAAAGTTGCCGACCATCGAGGCATAGGCGTCATTGACTGACTCAGTAAAGCGGCCGGCTGCGGTCAACTGATCTTTCACTGTGGTTTTTACGACCTCGGCGGAAGTCTTGAATGTGTCATCGGTTTCCTTGTCGCCTAGCACGCGCTCGACTTCGGCCTGCAATTCCTTGGCGTGGTCGCTTTGCAGGTACTCCTGCGCCGTTGTCGGGGTAAAGCCGCCCGGCTCGACGGCAATGTGCGGCAGAATCGACTGCTCAAGTTCTGGCCCGGCCATTGTGGCCATGAGGTCGGCAATCGGGATACGGATGCCGTGGCCAGTCTCGGCTGCGGTTTCCAGTTGCTCCTGTACGGCAGGGATAGCCTGCGCCATTTGTTCGGCTAGGCCTGACTGTGCAAGCGCCTCGGGCGTAATGAACACCGCGTCGCGCCCTTCGGCCAGCACGCTCTGGAAAAAGCCTTGCGCGGTTTCGGTATCGCGCTCGCGCAGCTTGGATGCCTCGGCCATCTTGTTCAGGCCGGCGAGTAGTTCGGTCATCTGGCCGGTCTGCTGGGCTTCCTGGCCGCGTGACTTGATATGCAGCCCCGCCTCGACGATTGTCCGAACAATGCCGCCCACCGCTGCGCCGACACCGGCCTCTTCGACCGACTGGCCGACGTTAATCTCGGCGTCGCGATTGGTCAGCGCCTTGCGCGTAACGTCGTGCAGAAGATTCTCGCTGAACTCCTGACCGCCCTCTGCCGCTGCGCCGATACCAATGCGCGCCAGACTGGCCGCTATCTGATTCTTGATTGGCGTCGCCATCGGGCCGAGAAGTTTATCAAGCGCCCACTTCTCCGTTACGCCAGTGATGCCGGCACCAGTCACCGTGGCTATGTCTTTCTTCCACTGCGGTGCGTTGTCGCCGTCGATCTTCTCGCCGATAGCGTCAGCGCCTTGGGCGTACAAGCCTGCGCCTCGGGTAAATGGAAGCATGGCAATTTGCCCCGCTACCTGACCCAGGCCACCGGCCACTTGGTCGCCGAATGTTTGTTGCGCAGCCGGCACCATAAGCCCGTTGCGTTT